GCCCAGACGACCTCGCGCACATCAGGCCACGACACCCACAACCGGCACGTGCCTGAGCCGGGGACACGTTCGGTGTAGAACCGCTCGAACGGGGAGCGGGCCAGCTCGGCGGTGATCGTGTCCTCCGTCGCCAGGCGGGCCGCACGAAACCGCTCAGCCGACACCACAGCCGGCGCCAGCGTCTTGTCGATCGCCGCAGCCGCGGTCTGTGACATCAGAACACCGCCGACGACCTCGACCACATCGGACGCCACCACCGTGCCGTCGATCGACCACACCGCCGTCAACCAGTCGATCTCGGCCACCTCCGCGAGAGCGACGGTGACCGAACGCGAGTCGTCCGTCGACCCTGTGACCGCGCCGACCGTGACCGCGGTGCCATCGGAGCGCGTCACCGACACTGTGACCGCGCCGCCGCCGGTGTCGGTCGGGTCAGCGGCCGTACCGTCAGAGTCGGTGAACTGGTGCGTCAGGGTGGCGCCGAGCGCACCACGCACGATGCGGGTCGCCGGCAAAGTGGGGACTCGCATCATGCCTCCCGATCACTTCTTCGCAGCGGTCGACTTCGTGGTCTTGCGGGCGCGGGTCTTCTTCGCCGGCGACGATGCAGCCTTCTTCGCCACGGGTGGCGTCGGCGTCGGGGCGGGATCCGGCGGTGCTACCGGTGGGTTCTGGTCGCCGGTGGGCGGCTCGGGCTCGGTGGTGGCTTCTGGCGGTCCTGTGTCGGGTTCGCTTGCGTCGTCTGGGACGGCTTGCGGTCCGCTGTCGACGTCGGTCGGCGGGTCGTCGTGTTCGGTGGGTGCTTCATCGGTGGCCTCCTTGGCGTAGCCGTTCGCGATCAGTCCGGCGGCTTCGCCGTCGGGCAGGTCGATCGATTCGCCTGGCGCCGGCCAGGGTTCGCCGTTGCGGAACCCGGTGATGTTCGTTCTCATGGTGACGCGCATCAGGGACGTCCTCTCGTTTCAACTGGGGGTGATCCCCCGCGCCCGAGGGCGCGGGGGATCGGGGTCAGACGGGTGCGGTGATCGGGTTGCCGCGAACGACAACCGCGGAGAACAACGCGCCGGCGGAGGCGACCGTCTCGGTCATCAGCAGGCGGATGTACCGCTTGCTGCCGAGATAGCCGACTTCGTAGATGGTCGCGTCGTTCGACGCCGTCACGGCGACGAACGCACCGGACAGGTCGCCCGCTGCGACGGTCGTCCAGTCCGAGTCGTTGTCGGATTCCTCCACGGTCGGCGTGAACGTGCCGTCCGTGAACACACCCGTGTGGAGCACGACTGCCGCTGAGCGGTAGCCGGCGAGGTCGACGGTCGTACCGGTCGCGGTGGCCGTGGCCGCCGCGGCAGGTGCGATTGTGGTGACCACGCTGATCTGCTTGTCGAGGTCTCTCATGATGGTTGATCTCCTTCGATCAGGTCTGCACGAGCAGCTTGTAGGCGGATGCGTCTTGCACGAGACCGTCGAAACGCTCGTACCCGAAGAACGCGGTCTGGAGGTACTCGGCGTAGCGCTCGGTCAGGCGGGCGAGTTGCCCACCCGCCACGGTCCGCACGACGTAGCCGAGGCCGAAGTCACCGAACGCGACGGTCACGTTCGTCGTGGCGACGGTCGAGGCCATGTCGTTGTTGATCGTGTACGGGTAGCCGAGCAGCATGTCGGGCACACCGGCCTGGATGCTGGGTTCCCAGATCGGCCGACCCACACCAGCACCGCCCGACTCATCACGAATCTTGCGGAGGTAGGCGAGGATCAGGTCGTGGTACATGAACCGGCAGTTCCCCGTCGCCCGATAGGCGGCGTCGACCGAGTGGATCAGGTCGATGATCTCGTCGTAGGTGATCGCCGTCGCACCCGCGGTGGTCTTGCCGGTCGTCGCCCCCGTGACCAGCCCTTGGGGCTGCGAGGCGGCGTTGCCGGTCGTCAGGCGGGTGTTCTGGATCCTGCCGATGCGCATCCCGACACGACGGCTGAGGAAGCCCTCGATGTCGATGCCGGTGTCGACCAACAGCAGGTTCGACGCCCGGATCATCTTCGAGCTCGCGGTGTACGCGCCGAGGGACTTCTGACCGAACGTGACGTCCTGCTCCGACACGGCTGAACCCTCTTCGAGGATCTCGCCGGTGTTCGTGGTGTCGTCGTTCGTCGGCCACGGCAGGGCTTGACCGGTCGACGTCGGCACAACCTCGGCGACCTCGCGGACGCCTCCGAAATGCTTCATCGTCTCGGTCACCTTCGCCCAGAACCCCTCGGGCACGGTGTAGCCGCCGGCGCCGCCGGTGTCGGTCCCCAACGCACGGAAGTTCTGCTCGAGCAGTGTGCGCTCGTCGGCGGCGAGGCCGACCATGCCACCACGCACCCACTTCTCGTACGCGGCACGGTACTGATCGACGCTGCCCGCACCGTCGCCCGCCTCACGGGTGTCGACGCGGGTCTGCTCATCGATGTCGGCGAACCGGGCATCGAGGGTCTCGGTGCGCTCACGGGTTGCGATCTGCTCGCCGAGCGAGTCGACGTCGTCGAGGCCGCGAGCCCAGGAGGCTTCGTCCTCTGCGGTCATCTCTTCGTTCTTGGCGGCACGATCACGGAATTCCTGGACCTGAGCCCAGATGCCTGCGCGCTTCTCGCGCAGCTCACGGAGGGTCGTCATTGGGATGCTCCTTGCATCTCGGTGCGTTGCAGCAGGGTGCGCAACGCGAGCTGATGTGTGGTCCCCGTGGTCTGCGCCGGCGGGTCGACGGGCGGCTCCGAGTCGCGGGTATCCGCGACCGGCGGCTGATCGTCGGACTCCTGCGTGGAACGAACCGGCGCAGGAGGCTGGCCGTCCACACCGCGCGAGAGCTCGCGGAGCGTGGCAACCAGATCAGGGTCAGGGTCCCCGAGTCGGCGGGCGAGCGCGTCGAACGACGCAGCATCGAACCCGACCGATCGGGCTACCTGAAGAATGTCCATTCGGAGCGAAGCGTCGGTGTCGACGTTGGCGGGCATCCCCACCACCGCGATGTCGTACAGCTCCGCCTCACGATGGGTGAGCAGGTCGTTGCCGTCGTCGGCGAGCGACCACTCCCACGTCAACATGTCGAACGCGAACGACATCCCGGTCAGATCGCGCCGCTCGAGAGCGAGCACGATGTCGTCAACGTACGAGTACGGTCCCATGTCGGCATCCGCGTACCCGTAGCTGTCATCGACCCGCGGACGCAGCGTGCCGTTCGACGTACGGGCCAACAGCAACCGGTTGTCGTGGTCGCGGTTGAACGTGATGTCGTTGTTCTCACCGCGCTTCTCGCGGATCGTCTTCGTGAAACACCCGGGCTCGAACGTCTCCCAGAACCCCCACCGCTTCGAGCCGATCCAGTTCCGCTGATTGAACGGCACGAACTTGCCGGTGAACCCGACCGTCTCGCCCTCGGCGGCACGAGTGATCGGCGGATCATCGAGACCCAGAGCGCGGCGGACGTGGCCGGCGGCGTCGACGGGCATGTCGAGCGAGCGGCGCTGCGTTTCGAGCGTGACAGTGCGACGCTTCAGATCAGCTTGAGGACGTGGCATTGATGCCTCCTTCGGAGAGCGGTACCGGTTTGCCGTCGATCGTGATGAGCGTCATGTTCGACGGGGTCAGCGGTTCGTCGAGGCCTTCGAGCTGTTCGAGGTTCTCCCGGACCCGGACCTCGTTGCGGACCATCCAGCCCCACTGGATCGCCTTGGCGTAGAACTCGGCTCGGGCGGCGGAGTCGCCACGCAGCAGCCCTTCGAGGGTGTGCTCGGTGTACCACGGACACTGGTCCCAACCGCCCGGCAGCACATGGGTGCAGATCTGGGCGATGTTCACCAGGTCCGGGTAGACGATCGTTTGCACCCAGCCGATGAACTGCTGCTCAATCCCGGTGCCCCACGACGTCGACTTCTCGGTGTCGCCGATCATGTGCGGCAGCACACCGACCATGCGGGCGATCTCGGACACCGACCACTTCCGAGACAGCAGCAGCTCAGCGTCGTGCGGGCTCAGGTTGACCGACTTGAACTCGGCGCCGTTGTCCATCACGGCGATCTCGCCGGCGTTGTCGACCCCGTAGAACAGGTCACGCCAGCGCTGCTTGAGCGCATCGGCCTTCGTTTTGTCGAGCGAATCCTTGGTGTTCAGCGTGCCCGCGAGTCTGAGACCCTTCGCGAACAACGTGTGCGCGGTGTCGTCGGCGGCGATCGCGCCACCCAACGACTCGCGGTACGCCTGGAACGCTGAGACACCGGTGACACCGTCGGGTGACATGTACGGGATGTGGAGCATCCTCCACGACGACATGCGGTGCTCCCGGCCCTTGCGGTCGGTGACGATGAACAGCTTGCCGTCGGGGAACAGCCCCGAGATCTCGACCGGTTCGACACGGACCCGTCGCGGCGAGCACGGCCACATCGCCGTCACCTGATCCGAGCCGTCACGATCCAACGTGGCGAACGAGTTCCCCTGCGCGATCCCGTTCATCCGCATCGTCTGCCAGAACGCGAACGGCCGCTGCGCCGGGTTCGGTGCGTCCAACACCGTGCGGGTCGTGACCCGCTCGCGCGAACCCTTTTGGAAGACCTTGAGCGGCAACGCCGCCTCGACCGACGCCCGGATCGTCAGCGCCCGCATGTAGGCCGGCAGCCCGTACACCCGCGCCTCTGTCACCACGGCGCCGGCCTTGGTCTTGCCGCCCCCGATCCACTCCGCGAGCGACGTCGACGTCAACGGTTGCGTCGGCGTCTCGAGCGAACGACGCGCGATCGCGCCCAGCAACGTCACGAGCCGCCACGCTTGGAGTCACCGCGGCGCACGTCGAGTTCCATCGACTTCGCCAACAGGGCGACACCGACCACGACCAGCACCCCACGCACACCGAACGTGAGACCGGCGACGACCGCGAGCAACACAACACCGGCCAGCTCGCACAGCCCAACGAGCCCAGAAATGAACAATGCAACCAGCGTCTTCACCACAGGTTCGTCTCCTTCTGGTCGGGCTCGGGCTGGTACATCTCCAACGCACGAGCGGCGCACGTGCAGGCCGGCAGCGGAGAGATGTCGGACTGCTCGGTCTGCCCGTCCCAGATCCAGCCGGCACCACGCTTCTTCTTCGCAGCGTCCTCGAGGGCGGCGTTCAGCCAGCCCTGATCCCGGTGGCAGTACCGGGCGTCGACGATCCCGGTCACGAACGCCTCGCACGCCGCGGCGTAATCCATCCCAGACAGCCGCTCCACATCGGTGTCGCCCGCCGCCCGACCGATCGCACCGGCCATCGCGTTCGCGCCGCCAACCGGCGTGTACGCCACCACGACCGGCGCAACCTCGGCGACGACGGCTGCGAGTTCGGACTCCAACCAGAACACCCCGACGGCGTGACGGACCACATCAACCTGCACACGGCCCGACTGGTTACGGCCGGCAACACAGATCGCCGCCGAACGCCCATCAGGAGCCACATCAACACCGACAGCGACCGGACCGGCCCAATCCGACTGATGCTGATGTGCTCGCGCCCACACATCCGGTTGGATCACGAGGACCACATCGCCCGGGCCGAGCACCGGGGTCCGCATCCACTGATTCGCGTACTCGTTGCGGAACGTCTCGATCTTCGCCGGGTCCGGCGAGTCCTCCGCCTTGCGGAGCTCGGCCAGGATGTCGACAACGGCGATCGTGTGCCCGACAGCGGGATGATGGTCCACCCACACCTGCGGGTCCCACAGATCAGCATCGTCAGGGATCGCCCACTCGAACGAACACACCCGCGAATCGAAGTCCTCACGCTCGACCCGGTCGCGGCCCGCCTTCACCTTCGGCCACATGTAGATCGACTTCTCGTTGCCGGCCGTCGACGCCGCGACGAACAACCGCGACCGGCGGGTGATCTGCGACGGGCCGGCCGACGCCTCGAGCCGGTCGTCAACACCGAACCGGACCTCGTCAGCCGCCTTCAGGTCGAGGGTGCCACCGTGACCGGCCTTCTCCGACGGCGTCTCGATCAGCATGTAGTTGCCCTGCCCGAACAACAGATGCTCCGACCCGTTGTTCAGCGACGACTTCCACTCGCGGGTCGAGCGCCCCGGCCGCGCCTTCGGGTTCGAGATGCGCCGGAACGAGTCGTGAGCATCGACGAGCTGCGGGATCATGTCCAGCTCGAGCTTCTTGCGGGTCTCCTGACGGTCCTGCATCGTGAAC